GCCGCTGGCCGGCGGCAACCACTTCGATTATCGCGACACGGCCAAGGCGGAACTGCGGATCCATACCAAGCGCGTGAAATTAGGTCCATCGTGATTACCGACGTTGCCAAAGCGCTCACCGCTGCCCTGATCGTCGCCGGGTATCCGGCCGAGCGACGATACCTGCCGCGCCGCAAGTTGGAGCATTACTCCACGCTCCGCGTGACGGTGATTGCGCGGGGCGACGACCTGGACCTGACCGACGGCAATCGCGCCGCCCGCCTGCGGACCTACACGATCGACGTTGCCTACCAACAGCGTTTGATCGCCACCGAGGCCAACTCCGCGGCCGAAGAGGCGGAACTCGACGCGCACGAAGCGGCCGTCGGCGCGATTATGGACGCGCTCGATCCGGTCAATCAATCCACCGTCGGCGGCGCGCAGATCGTCGGCTTGAACCGCTACGCCAGCGACGAGGCCCCGTACAGTATGACGCACTTGGCAGAAATGCGGCTCTACACGGCCGTCGTCAAGGTCACGCTCGAAGAGTACCGGGAGCCCGCATCATGATCGGCATGCGCATCGACCTGGTGAAGGGACTGTTTTTCGACAAGCCGGCCGTCATCGGCGCGATGGATCGGGCAACGGTCAAAGTGTTCAACCGCTTCGGGGCCTCCACGCGGTTGATCGCGCGGCGGAGTATCCGCAAGGTCGGCAAGGGCGACAAGGCGTCGCTGCCCGGACAGCCGCCGAAGAGTCGGATTGGGCTTCTGCGCGAACACATTTACTATGCCTACAACCCGGCCGAAAAATCGGTAGTCATCGGGGCCGCGCTCTTTGCCCGCTCGTCGTGGGCACAGAGAACCCTGGAGCACGGCGGCGTCATCCGCCAGAAGAACCGGCGGCGGCGGGTCCGTAAGATCGGCGACGTCGGCGAAATCAGCCTGTACGAAGGCAAAGACTACCGGACGACGAAGGTTGTTGTCGGCATCGGCGGCGAGCAGCGCGTGACCTACACGCGGCTGGCCACACAGGCCCAGGCCGACCGCGCCAACCGCCTGAATGAATTGATCTACGGCCCGGCCGAGATCGTAGCAAAGATCGCCCCGCGCCCCTACATGGCCCCGGCTTTCGCCAAGGCCAAAGAGAAACTTCCCGAGTTCTGGGAAAACGCCATCAGCAAAATGTAACGTGAAAGGAACCCGCGCATGGGAGTCAATTACGGAATCGACGCCAAACTCTACCGCGGCACCGCCGGCAGCGCAGCCGCGACGCTGGTCAACAACGTCCGCGACCTGAACTATGATAGCGAGTGGACTGAGGAAGACATTTCCATGCGCGGCTCGCCCTTCGATTTGTCGGGGGCGACGACGCATAAAATCGCCATCAACTGGGAGATGATCGCCGACGACGCCGACCCCGGCCTGTCGGCAATCCGCGGCGCGCACGAGTCGAAAACGGCCTTGGCGTTCAAGATTCTCGATAAGGCCGGCGGCAAGGGGATCGACGGCGACTTCATCGTTTTCAAGTGCGCCCGCAAACAGGGACTGAAGGGCGTGATCCTCTACGACGTTTCGATCAAGCCGACTTACGTGACTCGCTACCCGGTCCACTGCTGAGCCGGCGGGCCACTTCCCCACTGACCACTGACCACTGAGGTGTTGACATGGCATCCGGAACAATCGTTACCCAGGCCTCTATGGCCGGTGTTTCATTCGCCGCCACGATGACGCGCACAGCCGACATCCCGGTCGCATACGCGCCCGACACGCCGCTGGAGGCGGCGAAGGTCGGCCAACTGACCACGCGCACCGATAACAACACCGGCGTTATCACGCTGGTCGCCGGCCACCTGCTCACCACGGGCATGATCCTCGACGTCTACTGGGCCACGGGCGTCCGCTACGGCATGACATCCGCCGTCGACATCAACGCCCTGACGGTTGACGGCGGGGCCGGCGACAACCTGCCCGACAACTTGACGGCCGTGACCGTCGCGCACCAGGTATCGGTCGACCTGCCCGACTTCGACGGCGACCTGCTGGAGTTGCTGGCGATTTACCTCCAGCGTCGCGGACACATCCAGTTTCAAGAGGCGGCCACGGTCGAAGCCTTCGAGCGCGAACAGGCCGCCGCGGAGGTCTACGCATGGGCGGCCGACTCCGGCGTGACGAACCCGCTGGCGTCGAAAGACGTGATTCTCATTGTCGTCAGCAACGGCGACTCGGCCGGGACCAGCGAGATCAAGATCGGGATGCTCCTCAATTCGGCGTGACCCTCTGACGGCGAAAGGTGAATCATGCAGACCGAATTGCGCCAGATCGTGACCATCTGCGGCCTGACCATCGGCGGCGCGAAGGCGCTGGAGGGTTCCGGGAATTGCGCCGCCGAACTCCTCTTGCCGCGGGCCGAATCGGGGACCGTCTCCGACCAGACCAACAGCAAGGTGTACGTCGAGGACTGCCCCCTGGTGACGGGGAACAAGGTTGCAGTCGCTTGGGCGGATGGCGCATGTTTCGGCGAGATTACCGACGTAACCAACGACGTCGTTACACTGAGCCTGTGGGACGACCGGGAGTTGCCGGTGGACGATACGCTCGTCACCGTGGCCGAGATCGTCGGCTCGAACGAAGGCGGCGATAATCAGCTATTCTGCCCGGCGGCATCATCCACCATCTTCGTGCAGGCGACGCTGCGGACTGTCATCGTGATCCGCGCGACGAGCGACGAATTGCTGCTGGGCATCCTCGACGCCGGCGCGCTGGGCGTGATCGACGAAGACACCAGCCTCTTCGACCTGTTCTACGCGGCGGCCGCGGAAGTGGCCGCCGAGCAAGGAACGCTCCAGATCGGCCAAGTCTACGACGCCGAGTCCTAAACCCTGAACCCTGAACCCTGACCACTCCCCCATGCACTGTTTCACCGACACCGCCGGCCGCAAGTGGGAGTTGTCTCTCACCATCGGCGCGGCCAAGCGCGTCAAGGGCCTGCTGGCCGTCGACCTCCTGGACCTGGCCGGCGGCACGCCGCCGCTGATCACCCGGCTGCATACCGACACGATGCTGCTGGTGGACGTGATCTTCGCCGTGTTGAAGCCGGCGGCCGATGCTGCGGGCGTGACCGACGAACAGTTTGGCGAGGCCCTCGGCGGCGACGCGGCCTGGAACGCCTATCAGGCGTTTACGGCGGAGATCGAAGATTTTTTCCGCCAGTTCCACCGGCCCGACCTGGAGCGGACGGTGGCCATCAACCGCCGGATGATGGAGACAAACCCGGCGAAGTCGACGGAGCACGTGGAGCGGGCGGCGGCAGCGGAGCGGACGGAGACGGAGCGGATCGAGAAGACGTTGATCGAACTGGAGCACCCGCCGATCCTTGGCAGCGGATATACGAACTCGCCGGAATCGTCGGAGTCGTCCCCGACGCCTTGACGCTGCGTGAATTGTCGGCGATGGCCCGCGGCCGACAGAAGGATGCCTGGAACCATACGGCGCAACTGCTGGCGAAGATGCACAACGTCAACCAGATCGAAGAGGCGGGATTGCTGCGGCCGATTGATTTCCACCCCTACTACGACGAGGAACAGAAGGCGGCCGAAAAACCGCCCCGCGAAAAGGGGAGCATCGCGGCGCTGGCGATGCTGCTTGTCGGCACGCGGCCGCCGGCATAAACTATGACCAATCTACACGGCGATGAATCGACTTTCCTATAGGCCCTCAGGAAGGCGGAAGATGCAATGAACAGAATGCGAATTAAGGCCGTCATTCACCGTACCCAAGCGCACGGGTTGATTCCCAATCCGCGCGACATCGAAATCGTGGACATCGAGACCGGCCGCCAACTGCCGGTAAAAGATGTTGCGTTGACATTTCCACTCGATCGCCACGCCGTGGCGACTGTCGAACTGATTTTGGACGACGTGGAAGTCATTGCAGAGGATGGCTTCACGCGGACGCCGCAACCTCCTCCGCCGGCGTCACAAACGCCAAGCCGTTCCGACCTTGCCGCCCTTGTGCGCGACCTGCGCGAGG